ACAAATTTATATTTGATCTGACAACATAAAATTTAAAAATTTTCTAATTGTTCTCATAAATTTTTGTCTTTCTGGGTTATTAACATTTTCAGGACCAAAAAACCAATCACCAACCATATCAGTTTCCTCAACTAACATTTCAATAATTTTACGTTCTATCTGTTTTTTATTATTAAAAGAATTAAATCCGTGACCAGGAAATCCCTCAAAAGTATATTCGGTAACTTCAAATATATCATCATCAAATTCATTATTACCAAGGTTATAAATCTTTTGAATCGTTTGGATTCTTCTAATTAAAAAATTAAATGTACGAGAGTCAATCTCCTCGTGTTGTGAGGAGATTTGATTTTTTTCTTCTTCATTTAATCTTATTCTCATTTAAGAAATCTTAATTTATAAATTGTTGAGTTAATTAATTCTTGTACAGTATCAATTTGATTTTGAAGGTAGCTATCATCAACAGAATCTCTATTTTCTTCAATTATATCAAGTAGTCTTTCAAAATAAGAAATTGTTTTCTTTCCATTTCTATATTGTTCTACTTTGAAAGTTTTGAAATTTTTAATAATTCCATACTTTCCTTGGTATGATTCAACAATCCCATCAAACAATGCTACAACCGCATCATAATAACCATTCAACGCAATGTGTTCGGCATAAGATTTTGTTTGTAAGTGAAACACATGAGCCTGATTTCTTGAGTGTAAGATATTACATACCATTTCACAAAAATCATCATTTGATTCGTTTTCTACATCATCATCCTCTTCCTCTTGATCATCTTCTTCATCATCAATATCTTCTTCATCCCCTTCGTTTTCATCATCTTCAAAATCCTCATCTTCTTCATCTTCTTCTTCAAAGATGTTTCTTTTTTTGAGTTCTTCATAAAGTTTTTCTGTTAAATTCTTTTCCATAATTTTATATTTTAATTTATTATAAATATTAGGGAATTTGTGAATTTAGTAAATTATACTTCAACAAACTCAATTTCATTTGTTTCCGGATCCCAATCAATAGTCAAAGGTTTGTTTCGGAACTCATATCGTCCGTTTAAAACCGCTGCATTGATGTAGTGAGTATTTCCATCAAACACATATCCGTAACCCTCGTGGATATGTCCGCAGACGTGGATTTTAGGTTTGATTTCTTGTATTTTTTGTAACAAGTCTTCACAACCAACATTTACTCCGTCATATGGAACAAAATCCAATTTACCAAACGCAGGCCCGTGAGTAATAAGGATGTCAGTATCAACAGGTATCATATCCCACTTCTCTTTTAATTTCTCACCACGAGGAAGATTGAATGCCCAATTATGAAATTCCGGTTGCCAAGGACTACCCCAGATTTTAACCATTTTTTCATATTCTTCACCAACCATCATCCAATCGTCTTGAAGATAATCTATGGTTTTGTAACCGGTAAGGATTCCTTTAACTTTTTCGTTGTCATCTTGGAACCCAAAATCGTGATTACCACATATGAATACTTTGGTATCGTAGTTATTGATTTTATCATACCACTTAGCGAAGTTTTCTATTTCAGTAAGATATCCTCGGCTAGTTAAATCACCAGAGTGGAGTAATATGTCGCCACCAGGTAAAAAACCATTTAATTTATCGTGTTTGGTGTGAGTATCAGATATAAATGTGATTCGTTTTTTCATAAAACAAATATAGTAAATTATTCTTGATTAATTAAAGTTGTTTTTAAATTTTGTTCAATTAAAGTTTCAATTCTTCTTCTACCTTTTTCTCCAATTGGAATTGGGTTGCCTTCTTCATCAATGTGAACAAATTTTATATTTGTTCTTAAAACAATATGTTGTTTTCCGGTATAAACATTATGGGCTCTAGCTTCCATATATAAGGTAACTGATGAATTTCCGACTTTACTTGGATATCCATATATTTTTAATAACTGACTTTCTTTTGCCGGTTTTTCAAAATTACATTTATCTATTGATACTGTAACCATTCTTGGTGTGTCACATAGCTGCATTGCGTAACCGGCGGCTGAAGCATCAATCCACGCGAGTAATTTTCCTCCGAAAAGATTTCCGTGAAAACCTAAGTCAGATTTTTTAATTGGGTGTGAGTTTAAAAATTCCATTAATATTTATCAATTTGTTTTTTAATTTTTTCTAATAATTCTTCTGATATGTTTTCAACACTTAGAATTTCTTCAAGAAGAATCTTTATGTCTTTCTTGGATCTATCTTTTGATTTTTGTCTTGATTCTAATTCAACTTGATATAAGTGGTATCCAACCTCATCAACATTTTTAAGTTTTTGTTGGTATTTTTCAATTCTTTGATCTAATTTCCTGGATCTAGACATATCAAATACCGTTGGTAATGCCTTGAATAGCTCATCCAACCTACCTTTAAGGTATTGTATTTCTCCGTATTTTAAAATATCTCTATCTGTCATAAAAAAATGTTTCCCATAAAATATAGGAAACATTTAGTTTGTAATCAATAAGAATTTTGTTATTTGATGTCTTGAATAGTAAATCTTTTTTTAATTTTCCATTCTTTTGTTTTTGATGTTCTAACATTAGAATCAGAAACACCTAAAAATTTTGCACATTCTTTAGAATTAATAAAATCAAAAAACTCACCAGTAACGGTATCAGTAACCCTTAATGGTTTTTTACTGTTAGATTTTATTTGTTTTTTTATAAACTCATCATTAATGAACTTACCACCATAGTTTGGGTTATTAACACCTTTAGATGAATCTGATATTTTTTTCAAACTTTCATCTGTATGTTTTTTACCATAAAATGAGTTTTTAGTTCCGGAAGATTTTATTGACATAATCTTTATAGTTTCTTCCGAATGTTTTTTTAATTTGTTCGTAGTTGAACTATAAAAACAATTTAACCCATTATTAACCGAATTATAAAATTCTTGGAAATGTCTTTCTCGTTCTTTTAAATTTACGGTGTCACAAAATTCAATAATTTCAAAAATGTGATCGTCAACACCATATTTTATTAAAGAATTATGTATAGCTCTTTGTTTTTTTATCCTATTTGGAGATAAATAAAATTTACACCTATTTTTTAAATTAACACTCTCGCCGATATAGACTTTACCATTTGGTGAAGTAATTTTATAAATTCCTGATTTTTCAGGTAAATTTAAAATTGTTTCTTTCATTATTTAATATCGGTTGACTCTATTAGAGTATAAGAAAACTTGTTTCCGTGAATTTTTGCCGCCTTTTTACAAATTTTCATAAACTCATCAAAGTCTTTAACTCTTTTAAATACTTGACATCCTTCCGAATAATTTTCAACCCAAGTTGAGTCTTGACCTGCTTTATGAATGTTAATACCAAACATTCCCGTATCTTTAAGTACTTCATCAAACATCAAATCTTTATTACCATCTCTCCAAACGGTAACTTCACCCAATCTTTGACAAAGTGCGTCATATTTACCTTGATGTTTATCAATCGCATATGTTGTTCGGTATTGACCAGGAACTAATCTTGCAACCCCTTTAGCGTTATGAAACTGTTGAACTCCTTTTTTACCGGGATCAGTTGTTGCCATCCAACAATAAAATTGTAAAACACCTTTTTCATCTTTAAATGTTAATGTAATATGATCATCAAACACATTTGTTACCTTTTTATAGACAGATGGTAACGTGTTTCTTACTCCTACGATGTTCACATCGTAACTTTTATTTGATGCATCCTCAAACCACTTATATCCTTTAGATTTTACAGCGGTTTCAACTTGTTCTCTTGTGTACATAATATATTGTTTTTATATAAATATATTTCCATTTCAAAAGTTAAGTATATTTATTATTTAAAAACATTTATATGAATAGTTGGATTGAGTTAGGAGTTGCGTTTACAACAGGAGTTTTGGGGCCAATATCAGTATTATACTTTAAAACCATTTTAGATAAAAGAAAGAAAAAACCAGATATGGTTGTAGATGCCCTAAGAGTGAGTGAGTTGGTAACACACAAAATAGATGATATAAAAGAAGGTATTAAAGCAGATAGAGTTTGGGTTACCCAGTTTCATAATGGTGGTCATTTTTATCCAACCGGCAAATCAATTACAAAGTTTTCAATTATGTATGAAACAGTAAGTACTGGTGTTTCATCTGTTCAAACTAACTACCAAAATATTCCTGTACATCTTTTTTCCAAATCATTAAACCAACTTGTTACTGGTGATTTAATTGAAATTCCAGATTTTAGTGATGTTACAGTTGCAACTTATGGTTTGAGATATGCCGCAGAAGAAAGTGGATGTAAATCAAGTTACCTTTTTGCAATTAAAGCAATTGACAATAAATTTATTGGTGTTTTAGGTATTGATTATACCAAAAATAAAACCCAGTTAGATGATGAAATAATAAATAATATTATGGTTCATGCATCATCACTGGGTGGTGTTCTAATTAATCACTTGGAACATTAATTTACAAACTAAGTAACATATCAATTAATTCCTGTTGTGGAAACATATCTACTTTTCCTTTCATAACATTTGTATGTGAGTACATACCTGGTGTTTTATCTGCCTTTGCCAAATCTAACACATCAAAACCATCGGCTCCTTTTGCTTTAACCCACTCAACAAGTCCAATTCTTGGGTCAATATTATATTTGTTTGCCATAAATAAAATCCAATTTCTTAACGTATTAATTTGTAGATCGGAATATCTATGCCAATATTGGAATCCTCTGAATGGTTTTGCTAATTTTACAATTTGAGAGGGATCCGCCTTTGTTCCAACATAAGTCTTACCATCTACAATCTGTCCCATACAACATACTTCAATTCCAACTGAATTTCTGTGCATCACGGAATTTCCGGTACCTGTATGCCATCCGTAACCACCTTCTGGAAAACATTGGATTAATTCCCCGTCAAATTTTGAGGATCCGTCTTTAATTGATTTCCCACCTAATATAAATTCAGTTGCAACATTACCTCTATTATCTCTTGCCCACATATCGGCAACTTGATAAGGATTTTCCCAACCTGCGGTATGATGTAAAAACAACCATTGTTTTTTAACCGGACCTTTAAAGTATGAATCTTCTGGCATATAATGTTTTATAATTTTAAGGGCATTAACCACTTCCAAATTTTCAGCGTTATCAGTATTTAAAATACCCATAACCGCCCAGGTATTCTTTCCTACAACACCATCTACAGTTAATCCAGTTTTCTTTTGAAACGCCTTAACCGCACTTTCAGTTTTTGATCCAAAGTCACCATCAATTGTAATTTTTAAAAATTCTTGTAAGGTTCTAACTGATTCGCCCTTACTACCTTTTTTTAATACTTCCATTTTTTTTAATTTGTTTGTTTATTTTTATAAATATTAACTAATAATTCTTATTTCACTTTCTGTTTCAATCACCACTCTTGCTCCACAACTAAGAATTGGTTTTTTATCTCCGCTACCACAATACTTTATTATACTTGGTCCAAGTATTTCTACTTCATTACAATACGTATTTGTTTTACCCTCCTTAATTGTAATAACAGGAAGATCTGTGTCCTTTGTTTTATTGGACCTAACGTGGTGTTGGTTAACGTGGATTCTTTTTATCCCCATCCTCTACCCGATTGTGACATCGCGTTTATTCTTTGTTGTTCTAACCAACCTAAAAATTTGAATAGTTTTTTCATAATTTGATTTAACTTAAATAATTTGAAATATTTTTAGCGGCAAGAAATGCTTCTTCCATTGTTTCAATTAGTTTTGGACCTCTTAACTTAAATGGCATCACATAAGAAATTCCGTCACCATCCATCCATTTTTTACCCAACTCATCTTCAGTTTCATAAAGTTCATTGAATCTTTTTTCCCATTCACCCCATTGCTCTTCATTGTAATCTTCTTTCTTTGGTTTGTATTTTTCATCAAATAACCTATCACCAATTTTAAACATATTACCACCTCTATGAGTATAACCATACATACCTTCAATTACTGGGTTGTCTGTTCCATATGTTTCAGGGGTAATAACGGCAGCAACTCCGTGTGGGTGGTTTTCATCAACCATCATTTGATTTTTAACATACCAACGAGCTTCATCCATACTTCCAATGTATGTTCCATCAGGTGATAAAAATGAATTTTCTAATGTATGTTCGTTGTTTGGACCGAATGTATGTGTCCCGATTTTTCCTCCAGTCAATCTTTCAATTTCTTGGATTTCATCTTGTGTTATTTCTTTTCCTATAGTTTCTTTCATATTACTCTACTGCTTCACAAATATTTGTTATGTCGTCTTCAACCTCATCAATCATAGGTTGATTTTCCAATTCTTCAATTACGATGTTAATTGCTTCTGGGTAATGATTTGCACTTCCTGGTTGGAAGTAAATACTGGCAAGACCCAACACTTCATTATTTATGTAATGTCTGAACTTATTTTTTTGTTTATTAACTTCCCAGTCCATTGATACATCATTCCAATCTTCTAAAACAAGTCGGTTTCCACCTTTTATCTTGTAATGTAATCTAATCAAATTATTATGACTAAATTTTTCTATAAATTCTCCTAGTTTCATTTTATTTATTTTTTAATTTTATTTAAATAATGAATGTTCCTTTTCGGTGTTTATCCTCAACCTCACTTGGATCATCATAATATATTGCCATATACTTTGCCAATTTATCAAATGATTCAAATACAAATGTTTGACAACCAACACTAACAATAAACCCATTATGTACGTGTTTAATGGTTACATCATATTGAGCTAATTTATCATTCATGTCTACAACAGGCATTGGTCTGCAATCTTCTTCTCTATCATATGCTTCAAGTGCGGGTTCTTCAACCAGGATAGATTCTTCTAGGTTAATAATACTTTCAACTGCGTCGTGAAATACCCTTCCTAGATCCTCTAATCGTTCTCTTTGTCTTCTGTTCATTTTATTTATTTTTTAATTGATTTATAACTTTATTCATATATCCCTCAAGAAGAAAAAGTTTTCTTCTAATACCAATATTATCCATATCGGCTAATAACCTCAAATAGTCGTTTAGTTCATCAAGTTGTGTTTGTGGTTCAACTTCCTTTTGAATTTCAAGGTCAGGAAATGTGTTTTTAAGTGCGTTTTTATGTCTATTTGATAGTTCTTTCATAGTTACACTTTTTCGTAGGTTAATCCCCATTTTTCACTTATTTCAGTGAATTTATCGTTTATTGTTTCTTCTTTAATTCCATTTAAATATGAGAAGTCATTCTCAAATTGTAAACCGTGTTCTCGGTTTGCATCCATAATTTTTTGTTTAAGAACGGAAAGTTCGTTTGAAGTATAAAATTCTGTTCCGTGATCAATAACTTTCAGTTCCACAAGGGTCTTATCATCAAAGGTTTTTATTTGGTGTATCATATTATTGGGCAATATAAATTTTAGTCGGTCTTTCATTTTCAACAATACCTCCGTTGTCTGAACTGTGCCATTCCATTACTCTACCGGTGTTTGGTTTCTCTTCACATTTAATCGCATAAAAGATCTGACATCCCGCAATTATAATTTCTTTACCATTTCCACCAACAACCGCATACCAGTTGGCACTATTTCTGTTGGTTTTAACTCCAAGGATTGCGTCCTCCACGATTTTAACATCACCCCAAACCGCTTGATAGGATAATCCATCTGGTGCAGTAAAGTATTTTTCTGTTGTTATTAGGTATTTTCCTTCCATTTTTTTATTAATTTAATTTTTGTAGTCAGGACAGGACTTGAACCTGTAATTTACCAACTTTCTTTGTAACGAAGAAACAGTCCGTTATGAGAAGCAAAGTAAAGCGTCTACCAATTCCGCCACCTGACTATAAAGTTACATATTCAATATCTTTTTTACATACAGTCATAAACACATGATGAAAAGTACTCTCTACGGGATTTGGACTTAAAGGTTGTTTGTGTGTTTTCAACTGCCCATTAAGTTCTACATCGATAAAATCCTCGTGTAATCTTTCTTTGTATGTACTATCTTTATAAATTTTCATCTGTGGGTTTTCTTCCCAATTCCACTCTCTAATTACGAACCCTATTTGTCCGTCTTTTAATTTTACTGCTTTCATAAACTTATTTTTATTTTTTTATTAATTTAATTTCTTATACAAACTTAAACAATCTATTTTGATTTGAAAAGTATTTTTAGTTAAAATGGGGGTAAACCCCTATGAGAATCGGTGTAAATACTATTTTTTTGTAGTCAGGACAGGACTCGAACCTGTTAAGAGTTATTTATTGACTATTACCTCCGCCGGTCACTCGGTGCGTCTACCATTCCGCCACCTGACTATTTTTTCTAATTTTCTAAATTCATTTTTAATCTTAAACAATTTTCTTGAATGTAATTAAAATCAATTACATTATTATC